AGGCCGGCCAGATTCCCGTAGTTGTAGTAGCGCCTTCCCGGGTACGCCGCGGCCAGGAGTTGCTGGAAGCGGCTGAAGAAGTGCTGGTAGCCGCGCATCAACCAGGGGCCGACCGGGGAATTCCAGTACGTGGCCCCGTTCACGCCGTTGTAGGAGTTGACCAGGTCGTAATACCCGGTTGCCCTCGGGTACGCGAACATGTTGTCGAGCTCGAATCCGTCGAGATTCGGAGCCTTCATCTGGTCATCGTTCGACCCGCTTCCCGCTAGGGTCGGGTAGAACCTGGAATCGGTGAACCCGGAAGCCGCCAGCGTTCCAGATACCTGTGTCGCCAGAGAGGAGTGGCGCGCGACCGTGAGCTCAAGGAAGTACGACGCAGCAAGAGAGGGCATGTCCTCGCTGAATCCGTCGAATGGCGAGGTGAGCCTGGTAGGAGCTAGCGCCTGGTCGGCGGCTGCGCCCTGTACTGCGTTCGGCCACGCCACGGCCCAGTTGTTCTCGTCGCCACCGAACCCCGCGGTCGATGCCACGTAGTTTCCGGAGCCGGACGGCTGACCGGCGACATTGAACAATGCCCACTTATTGTTGGTGTCGTACGAGTACCAGCTGTTGTACGGGTTCACACTCGAGGTCTGGAAGATCTCGAAGAGGTTGTACTGCATCACAGTTGTCGGGTTGTACCCGGAGACGTTTTGCACCTGCTTGATGGCATCGACCAGGAGCCCGCGGTCGTATGCCCCACTGCCGTCCCACTGCTCCCAGTTGCCGCCGATGACCACAAAATCGGCTCTTCCGGCCCAGGCCAAAGGAGTGCTCGAGTTGTACGATGCCGACGCGAAATAACCAGACGAGGAAATCGCGCTCACCTGGCTCGCGTAAGGGGTGGGCTTGTACGCCTGGTCCCCGTTATTGCCGGAGGTCAGCTCCATCGCAATCAGGGGGTAGTTCAGCCCTGTCGGAGGGGGCGCCGGCTGCGGGTAGCTGCGATGCGTTCCGTCAGTCCACGAGTAAAGCGCCGCCGTCCAGTTCTTGGCGGTGACGTTCTTGGTCATCCGGTCATGCCGCCAGTGTTTGTGTTCACGGTGCCGGCGTCCCAGATATGCCTGTCACAGCCGTGCTACCAGCGGCGTAGGTACCTGGCTCGTGATCATGGGTGCCCAATACAATTCCGCTCGCATCAGTTACCTCGCCTGCATCACTTATCGTGGCGCCGTTGGCGTTCACTGGCCCCTTGATGTTTATCTGTCCGCCTTGAATCGTCACGGTGTTCGGCGACAGCATCGTGATGCCGCTTGAATTCATCAGTATGTATTGCGCGATGGCCGCAGCGCTGATGATCGAGGCGATGTAAACGAGATCGGAGATGCTGCTCGTACGCGCCGAGCCCGGGCCGCTCAACTCACCCCCGGAGGCGAGAACGGAGGAGATGTCCCGGTCACATACCACCGCTAGCCCGATGTCGTTCACAACGGGGTCAAGCACTATCGCGCTCCCCCCGGCCTGCAGGCGGATGAAGGGAGCGCCGTACACCTCTCCGAGTGCCCAGAGCTTGCCGCTACCATCCACCGTCTGAACGAGTGGCTGGACATCGACAGTCCCGATGAGTGGCGGCGTCCCGGTCCCGGGATGAACTGCTACGACCTTCACCGGTACGGCAATGCGCACGTCTAGCAAAAGCGAGCGGATCAGAAGCTCTGAGCGCAGTGACTCCGCCGAAATCTGAGCCGGCGTATACGACGGGGTGACTTCGGTCACGAATATCCCACCGGGGCGAGAACCGCCGTTGTAAACCACGGCCCCTCTCGCAGCATCGTCGCCAGGTCATGCTGAGATTGGATGATCTGCCACACTCCGTTCGCCTTCGGTAGACTCGAAGTCACCCGCATCTGCCGCCCGACTTGAATGTCCTGGTTGAAAATCGAGCGCACGATGATTCCCGACTCCCACCAGACCGGGTATCCAACCATGCCAGCATCCGGCCCCACATCGATCACCGTGGCGTCGCGCCCCTTCCCGAAAGGCCAGATCCACACGTCTCCCCCCTCGACATATAGGGAGAACTTCGCGGCCATGGCGATGTTATTGATCTGGTCGATTGCAGATCCGGAAGTGGCGTGGTTGCGCAGAACCGCATGGGCGCCATTGTTGTGGAACGTCAGCCCGGAGGCTGCGCAGATCGAGGCGATGAGATCCTCGGCGTTCTGGGGTCCTGGCTGGGACTGCGGGGCCAGAGGCTGCGTCGCGGCGTAAAGCGTGCCGGCAACCGTGACGTTGAAAGCCGATTCCGGCGCACCCTCGAGATCGATGTACGAACGCCAGATCGACCCAGAG